ATGGAAGACCCAGCCGCCTTTCTTTATGCCGCAGCCAAGTTCCAGGGTAAGGAATTGGAGCGAATTTCTCAAATGCCAGATGCTTTCGCGCAGGCGACTGAACTTGGACGCCTTGAGGAGCGCATGAGGAAGGCCAAAAGAAGTACAGGTGCAGCCAGACCCTTAACGCCTGTAAAAGGAGATGTGGGCGGAAAATTACCAGAACCTACCAAAAATATTGACAATCTGATCAATAAACATGCAAGATTGAAATCAAAGCATTAATAACTGAGGATTTTTTGATATGCCCATAGATAACCCCCAAAGCAAATGGAACAACTCATTTACCAAAGATGGGCCAGACATGGGCAGTCGAGCTATTGCTCAGAATGAATCCATTACGCCGGGTAATTGTCTGGGCCAGCGCCCAGACCCGGATACTACAGTTTATGGTGAGATGTCATTTTTAAAACCAGTGAAAACTGTATGGCCAAATATTAAATAAACTGTTCATATATTGAATAGTGCAATAATTATACTGTATACTGCTGGAAAAGGCGTGTAGTGGATATCAGCCCCACACAAAGTCATTGCGTGTACATTCTGTCCGCACAGAAAAGTAGATGAAATAAAACCGCACAGGAAGTGCGACCTCATACTTTTTTGGAGAATGGACTCTCATGGCAATGAATTTATTTGAAACGACTAGTTACGTCCTAGATGAAACCTTTATCCGTTATGTGAATTACCTGAACTGGGCAAAAGTCTCTAATCGCAACCTTGAAGGCGATTTTAAGAATCTGAAATACGCGACTGGTCAAACCATCGACTATCGTTTGGAAGAAAGATATCTCGGTGGTCAGGGCGCAACAGCGACTAGTGAAGCACGAGTACAGGTCATTCGTCCCCTGACAATCAGTAAGCAGTTCCACACCATGGTCGAATTCACAGGCTTCGAATTAACCTTTGACCGCGCCCGTGACCAACCCTACCTCGACATGATGCTGAACCCACGTGCTAAAACCTTAGCCAACTTAACCGAAAAATATATTGCGTCAACATTCCAGGTTCAAACCTATCAAGCAGTAGGAACTCCTGGTGTGCCAATTGATTTCTCGACCGTGACTTTAGCGGATGCCTACATGACAGAATTGGGCATTCCTGAAGATGGTAATCGCTTTTTCGCTAATAGCCCACGTGTTTCTGCTGGCTTGGCCGTTGATTTACAGAACGTGTTTAATATGACGGTGAACCGAGGCGCTCTGCTAGATGGCTTCATTGGCCACTTGTCTGGTTTTGATTTCTTCAAAACTAACTTCCTGCAACGTCAAATTGCGGGTGTAGGTGCTGCTGGTGGATCACCTCCAACAGGTTATATCGGAGGCGGTACAGTCACTAATGGGCCTATTATCGGTGGAAATACCATTGCAGTGACAGGTGTGGTAGCAAGCACTCAAGTCTTTAATGTCGGTGACATTATCACACTGGATGCTTCTGCTGGTGTGTTTATGGTTAACCCATTGAACTATGAATCACTGGTGCAGACCGCACAGTTTGTTGTGACAGCTAATGTCATCTCAACAAGTGGTGGGACAGCAATTATTCCTGTTAACCCAACGATTGTTGTATCTGGGGCTCGTCAGAATATCAGTGCGCCAATTCCAAATGGTGCGCAAGTCTGGCTTGCACAGTCACATAATGTGTCAATCGCTTATCACAACCAGGCGACAGTGTTTGCTGCACCCCCAATCAAGGAATTGAAAGGCGGTGTTGAAGCAATCACGACCTTCTCAAATCTCTACAAATTGGCGATGACGTACTCTCTGGGTGCTGATATCCGAAATTATATCCAACTGGATCGACTGGATGTGATATGCGGGTTTGCAGGCAATCCTGAGTTTGCTGTCCGCGTCATGTCGTAGTTCTGGCAGTCCTGGGCGTGGCGCTGCTCCGCTTACGCTCAGGAATGTTTCCATCAGAAATGGAGAAAACCAGCATGGAAGAGCCAAAAAACTATCAACATGAAGCATTTTATCAAGGCCGCTGGATCAAAAAGTCATTTTTCAGGGTATTTGTTTATAACCGCGCAGGCGATAAGTGCCTCGCTGATGGTCATGACGAATATGTACGTTTATTGACCTCTGGGGACTGGTTTGAAACACCTGAAGAGGCTTCTGGATCAGAAATTCCTGCAAAAGTGATCAAAAATGATCCTGTAAGTGACACACAAAGCGAAAAACCGAAAAAGGCTGCCCAAAATCGTGGATACGTGAGGAGATTAGATGCCGGACGTAACCCAAACAGTTAAAGAATTTGTCACTGATGCATATTCTTTAGTCAATCCTTCAAGCCCTACTGTTCCCCTGCATGGTAATGACATGAGTAAGGGAGTGCAATGGTTGAACGAATTATTGTCGTTTTATTCTGCTACTGGATTAAGATTGACCATATCTAAAAAGATTCAATTTCCCATGACTATTGGCCAGCAGTTCGTAACGTTTGGTTCGGCAACCTATACGCCAACGCCTGATGTGATTTCTGGACGCCTGGCGAACGCCGAAAACGTATGGTTGAATTTACAGGGTGTGACTTATCCGCTCAAGATTGAAAACCGGAATGTATTTTTTGACTCATACAAATATTTTCCACAGCAGGGATTGCCGCGCTTCGCCATTATCGTAAATGATACAAATTTGACCACTATGCAGGTTTACCCTAGTCCGTCTCAGGTATATGACTTATTCGTGTTCGGGAAATTCGAACTGCCAGTGTTGACAGAAAACGACACAATGGCTGGATTGCCAAATTATTACCTGCGCTTTTTTAAACTGGCGCTGGCGAAAGATATTGCTGGATATAAAGGCCGCGCTAATGCGTGGACACCGTTTTTGGAAAATAAACTGGTCGAAGCGACTCAGGACATGGAATCTGTCTCGTCTGTCAATGTGCTAATTGATTCTGACCATGATAGTTACCTTAACGGTGCGTGGAGAGTTAGGGCTGGCATTTGACGTAATTTCATATGAATTTGTGATACTCTCCAATATTTAGGAGAGAAGTCATGAAGAAGAGAGAATTACCCGAAAGCATAAATGGCTTTAAAATTGTACAAGATTTTGGTTATAGTCGGGGAAGCAGACGTGCAATAGCAATATGTAAAGTTTGCAATCGAAGTTATGAAGTCGATCCAAACAAGTTAATTTACAGAAAACATTGTGGGTGTATAAAAAATGGCCAAAGAGTTTGTAAATATAGCAAAACAAATAAAAGACTGATGAATATTTATAAACATATGAGAGCGAGATGTCATAAAGAAACAAATCAGGATTTTAATCTTTATGGCAATAAAGGAATAAAAGTATGTCAGGAATGGTTATCTGACCCAAATAATTTTTTTGAATGGGCTTTTAATAATGGGTATCAGAAGGAGCTGACAATTGATCGGATTGATAATTCCAAAGGATATTATCCAGCAAATTGCAGATGGTCAAATGCAAAAACTCAAGGCAGGAATACCAGTAGAAATGTTTTAACCATGGAAAAGGCCCAAGCGATGAGACTAGAAGTAGGTTTAACCCTTAGAGAAATGGCCGCTAAATATAGTGTTAGCGAAACAACTGTATGGCTAGTGCGACATAATAAAATCTGGGTTTAACTATGCTACGAAACCTACCTATCATTGGCGGATATGGTCAACAAAGATACAAACAGTTTAACCCGTCGGATACAGCTAACTTTTATTTAGTCACGGATCAGAACGGTAAACGTGGGCGTGCCATGTACCCAACCTTGGGGCGCAGACATGTCCAGTTTTTAATGCAGAACAAATTGATTTTTAGTATAGAACCCCGTGGGATGTTCCGGTCGGTGAATTACTGGTACGCGGTAGATGGGAATACCATTTATCGTATTGATCAGTTTTTTAACAAGGTCGCCATATCGGGTGGACTGGTCGTTTCTCAATCAGGATTTATTGACTGTGATTACCTTGTTGTTGGCAGCATCACTTTTGTTGGTTTTACAGATGGTCTAAAAATGTATGTGTATCGTGAGGATACGGGTTCTTTCACGGTAGTCACAGATGCAAATGGCCCATCCTTACCAAAATATATCGCCACCTTTGGTAATCGTTTTGTTGTCTCACAATCGCTTTCAAGTCAGTTTTTTTTAACAGAAGTCAATTTAGGAGGGGGTGCTTATGACCCGGCTACGGTCTTTACAATCGCTGGTAATTCAGTCTTTGCGTCGGAAAATGGCATCATTGGTCAGCTTGGCGTCCTGCACAATACTCTTTACATACTGTGCGATTTCACAACAGGTGTTTGGTCAAACATCCCTTCCAATATTGTGGCTTCAGATGGCACAACAACGACTTTTCCCTGGAAGAAAAACACGACCTATGACTTTGACTATGGAATAGCTTTTCCAGAAACATTGTCCATTTCCTTTGGGTTGATGACCTGGGTGGCACAGTCCCGTGAAGGATTGCTACAGGTAGTATCAACGTCAGGACAACCTCCGCAGCCCATTTCTGACAAAGCTATCGACGTTTTATTTCAGGCCAGAACGAATGCAATTAACGTTGATCCAAGTCTTGCATCTAACATGCTGGGTTTTCTCTATGAGTACGAAAATACCATTTTTTATCGCCTGACGAGTGGTGTTTATTCTGACACTCAATTATTGGATCAAATTACGCCCACTGCTTTTAGCCTGGAATTTATCTTTGAAGAAGAAGAATGGCATCGCGTAATCGAGTTAAACGGGGAGAGAAATCGGGTTCAGCGTCATGTCTTTTTTGGTAACAGGCATCTTGTCAGTGTGTTCGAGGATAATACAGTTTACGAAATGAGTGGTCGATTTACGACCAATGAGATTACAAACCCCAATAGCACAACAGTTCTGGATGCCTATACGGCAGAACCGTTCCGCTATGAACGTGTGACCAAAATTATTACCATTGCTGACGTAGAAGATAATGCCACAGGCTATGCTGAATTTATCACAGATTATGTGGAGATTGATTTTGCGTGGGGAATATCAACGACAGTTAGAAGTCCTGGGCCTTTTGAAAATACCAAATTCATCGTGGCAGAAGAAAAAGCAGCCGACGGTTCGCCTATCTTCATGGTGGCTGAAGATAACCAGACATTTATTGTCGTTGAAAATAGCAATATCCCGACTATCAATGCCATGACCTACTGGAATTTCTTCAAGCCCCACATCGAGCTTTATTATTCCAATAACGGAGGCGTGTCTTATTACCCAGCCGATGTTTTACAGTTTTCGGATGCTGGGTTTTATGAGTGGCGTATGCGCTGGTATGAGCTTGGGACATCACGTAATCGTGTTTATAAATTAATCATAGTTAGCCCAGCCCCAATTGTTGTCTTGGGGGCAACTCACATGGTAAGGAGGTCATCCGGTGGCGCTGAGTAATTTGATTAAATTAGATACACCCCCTTTGCAGAATGGTCGGCCCAATGATCAAAATGCCAGTTTTAGCGACATCATAGGGATGCTAAAAAAAACCAAAGCAAATGCCAGTACCGTTCAGAACAAGACAGCCAACACCGATAGCTCACAATCGGATGACTTTAACCGCTGGTTGACGAATATTGTGGATACTATTAACACAGACTTGGAAAATATTGATACAATGTTAGCGAGCATGGATGCTCGATTGACAGCCCTTGAGGCGCTTGTTTAGGAGAGTGAAATGGATTTCAATCCGCTAAATATGCTGGATAGTTTTTTGAACCCCCAAAAAGGGTATCAGAAAGCTGAAGATCAATATAAGGGTTACTACAACCAGTCTAATGCTGTGCTTGACCCGTGGAACCGGCGCGGTAATGCGGCGGGAAATGTCCTGCAAGGACAGCAAATGGCTTTAAATGATCCGGCAGCCCTGGAAAACCAATGGGCGAGTGGCTATCAAATGTCACCCTTTGCCCAACAACTTCAGAAACAGGCGCAGAGTTCAGGTATGGATGCAGCCAGTTCCATGGGCTTGTCTGGCTCTTCACCTGCGATTTCAAATGTACAAAATTCATCCAGCAATATCATGCAGGCTGATCGTCAGCAGTATTTGAATGACCTCATGCAAAAATACAT